CGCACATCAGAAATACGCCATCCAAACCCGCGCCACGTAATGCTATAAAGATTCTGATTATCGACTATATGTTTAACATTTGGCGTGTAATTCAACGTCAGATTTACCAAATCTTGATAAATTCGATAACGCTCAGTAATCCTTAAATTATTGTTTACATCTGCTACCAATGCTCTAGTCGTAAAAAACTTAGTGACGGTCGTAGTGTATTCACCAATTGAATTTACGCCATTGGTTACATTATTAACGTCAATATTCTCATACCGCCGAATTGCCATTTACATGACCAAAGTTTTGTAAGGTCGCAACAAAGTCGAAACGCCAAAAGGTATATCCTTCAGCGCCACTTCAACAGTATTAGAACGATTGTTGTATAAATGCGTCAGCAACAACAGACCAGCTTGCTTGACCACCGGATATTGTGCAATCGGATTCGCAGGGATCGTATACAGCACTTCAATCGGGTTCGCAGAATACTGGCTAACGCCGTTCGGAATACTTTGAACGATTACCCGATTACCGGTTGAGTCATACCAGTAAGTTCCCGCAGTAAGTGTCGTAAATACCGGAGGAAGTCCGTTCCAGATGCCCACAGAATTGATTGTAGCGCCCGTATGACCGAGTGAGACTTCCGGCAGGTCAAGATATACCGCAGTGTTGAAAAGCCCAGGATTTGCGTAATAGACGCGATACTGAACGGGGAATACAGCAATCCCGAGATAGTCCTCGATTGCAAAGCGCGTTGCCGTTTCCAAACTCGTCAGATACGTGTCCTGCGATTCATCATCGAACAGGTTTAGCTGTTGAGTGATTTCATCGAGCGTCAGCCATGACGTAACGTAATCCCTCGTAACTTGTTCAAATTTGACATAGTTAAAGGGATTACGGTCAGTCGAATAGAACTGAGCCAGAGTTTGGTTTTCAGTTGCCATTAGGCAGCACTCGCTCTCACACCGGCGAACGGATCACGAACCGAGGATACAACTCTTTTTTCAGCGAACAGCGTCACGTAACCTGGCTGTGTCTGTTCCATCATTTGCATGGTCATCTCGGCATAATCACCGATAGTCAAGAACCGAGGCCAGTTCGCCAAATAAATCGGGAAGGTCGAACTCAGATACGGATTGGCAATAACAGGCCAGCCGAAGATGTTACCAACCGCAGAACCATCTGCATCGCCCATTTCCAAGAACAGCGGCAAGTTTTGCGAATCTTTCAATTGGCGCAAAGTTTGAATCATCTCTGGTTGCATGTGCCATGCAGTATTCGGCAGTGACCAATATTGCGGCGGCAGCGCATAAGCAATATCAACAATCTTGTTATAAGTCGGAGTTACACCGCCCAGTGAAACGGTCGCAATCGAATGGATACCGTTTGTAATAGCCGTTCCGCTGCTACCGTATGCGCTGGTGGCCGCGGTGGTGTAATAGTCCAGACCACGCAAACCGCTAGTCGCGCCGGTTGAAGTAGTCGTTGAACCAGACTGGTCATTATTGCCGACCATGCTCGCGCCCTCAAGTTGCGCGAATTCAAGCGCAATGTCATCCACAAGAGTAGTGGGCAGCGCATTAATATCAGAGAAAACCGCAGTTCGCACCGGCAATTGAGCAACCAGAACACGAACCGGCAATTGCCAGATAGCGGTAGAAGTATTCGGCGAACCAGTATTCGGGGTAAAAGTATAACCCCACGGATTCGTTGCATCAGCCGCATTACCCGTTTTGGCTACGAACATAATGTCCGATTGCCCACACGGTATTTGCCTCGCACCGATACGCAGTGGATTCGCGTAACGAAGCGCAGCAAAAGAATCATCAAAAAGAATCTGACCACCAACACCCGAACCGGATGCGGTAAGCGCAGATGCTTCGTTAAGATCAACTTTTACTCTGCCGCCATCCACAATAGCGGTTTTAATTGCTTCAAGGATTTTTTGGGATACGGTCATAGTAGATACTCAAGTTGATTGTAAAAAACCGGAGAGGTTTCCCCCTCCGGCTTTAATGCTACTTAGGTCGAAGTGCCGGTCGAGCGATAACGGATAATCGCATTCGGATCAACAACCGAGGTAGCCAGACGCTTCTCGCCGTAGAACGTGATATAGCCCGGCAATGTCTGGTCGTAGCGACGCAGAATCATGTTCAAACGATCTACGATGGCATGGCCACGTTGCCAATCACCGAAATACATCGGGTAAAGGCTATTGGTGCCAACCGCGCCAGTGGTGGTTTGCGAAGGCGTATCGAGGTATTTATTAGCAACAACATCGAAGCCAAGCAGCGAACCAACAATGCCATCGTTACGCGCCAGACCATCGACATAAATCGGACGGCCCTGCGTATCAGTCAAACCACGGATACCGGCAAGCAGAATCGGATTAATCATAAACTTCGCCGATTCCGTCCAGTACTGCTGCGGCAGGTTGTAGATGAAATTGATAACGTCTTTATACGTGATCGAATTCGCACCAACCGTATTGGCGTTCGAGGTCAACTGGTCATACGTAGCCAGCGAATGCAGACCGCTGGTTGAGCCAGTGCCACTCGTGCCAAACGCCGCAGCAGAGATCGTGCCGCCCGTGTAGGTCGCATTGGCACCTGCGTATTGATCCAGACCGCGCAGACCGTTAGAACCGCCATACGGCAGGGTGGTAGCGCCCTGGTCGTTGTTCTGGATCATGGAGAGAGCCTCCGACTGCGAGAACTCAACCAGCATATCCGAAACGACGTTGCTTTCCAAACCGTCGATGTCATCAAGCGCCGCAGTACGAATCGGGAACTGAACGTTCAAATCTTGCAGCGTCAGTTGCCAAATGCTCGTATCTTCAGTCGTTGCCGCACCGTTGTTCTGGATAGCATAGCCCCACGCAGCACCCGCATTGCCGATTTTGGCGCGGAACTGATAGGTAGCGCCATCGGTCGAGACAGTGCGCGAAACGCCACGCATCGGGTTCGCCAAACGCAGCGGAACAAACACCGGATCGTAAGCAGTCCGACCGCCAACGCCAGCGCCAGAGCCGGTCAGCGCCGAGGCTTCGTTCAGGAACAGAGCGCGTTGCTGTTCATCTTCAAACAGCGCGATTTCTTTTTCGCGTTTGCTGTCTTTGTAAAACGAGGCCAGTTGCTCGCATACGCGGCGGTTCACTTCCTGACGGATGCTTTTGGCAGCAGGTTTGACAATCGCCGGGGCTTGCACTTCAGCGATTTTCGCTTCCAGAGCATTCAGCTTTTCGGTGAATTCGTTTTTAACCGCTTCCACGGTTTCCGTAATCTTGGCGGCATTGCCAGCTTCGATTGCGTCCAGCTTTTCAATAATTTCTTTCATGATATTCCTTAAATGCGTTTATTAAGAATTGACAGAAGTTCACGATGCTTGAGGGCTTCGAGAATCTCTGCTTCGTTTACCACCGCATCAGCATCCCGCTGAGTTGGGGAATCCTCAAGTTGCACATCAGCATCCCGCTTGATGTATTCCTTGAGAGAACTAGACGCGGTGGCCGCATCTTTTCGTGATAGTCCGGCATCCCGCAGGACTTTCTCGATCTTTCGCTCAGTCAATCCAGAAAATTCCAATTTCTGAATTTCGGCGTTCGGGTTATTCGGATACATGACAACAGATACTTCGCGCAAACCGCCTTTGGTTATCTGAAAGTAACCTTCGTCCGCGTCATCATCCATAGGATTGCCATCGGCATCAACCATGATGCCTTCATCGGCATAAGCGCCAACAGAAACGCCGCCAAACATCTTAGGAGATTCTTTCAGCACCGTATGAAGGTCAGAACCAGATACCGTATTCATATAAATACGACCTTTGGCGGTCATGCCTTCTTTATCAAATGCGAATTCATCCCACTGGCCTACAGGCATTCCCATATCGTTGTGATTTAGGAACATCGGCAGCGGTTTGCCAGATTTAGAAAACTCATCAGCCCATTGCGCGAAACCCTCGGGCTTGTAATTGAATTTTCGTCCGTCTGCACCTTCCCTAGCGCCCCAAGTCGTAACTCGGGCTTCGATTGCGCCAGAAGGATTTACTGATTCATCTGCGTCCTGCCCGAGTTGAACTTGAGCCTCGCAAATCAGCATTAGATTTTTCATTCACAACCCCGTTTTTAATAGATTGATTATCATCTTTTATTTTATGGGGTCTGCCGCGCTTCTTTGGCAGTTTAACATCTGGTTCCTTAATTTGGGAAGCCAGTGCTTTTATTATCGTATAAATACTCATGTTTTGCCAATATTCATTTTTCTAGTTTGATTACCGCCACCGCCGCCAGTGTCTTGCGGAGAAGTGCCAGGTATCAATTCGGCCTTTTTCGGGTCTTGTTTTAATTCGTCTGCGCCTGCTATTTTTTCCATGTTCAAATATTCTCTGCCTTCGTTCGGCGTCATAATGCCATTGCTGACAGCCGCAGAAACAAAGTTCATTTGATCCAATACAGCACCCTTCAGGAAATCTTTGGTGTCAAATCTAACACACAAACTCGGATAACCTTTTAACAAATGCTGTTTCAGCTTTTGCTCAATGCTGATAATCATCGGATACATGGTCGTTTTATAAAACTCATCCAATTGCGTCTGAGTATTGTTATAACGATGTTCACCGAATCCAAGCATTGAAGGCGGCACACCAAAAAGGCTACAAATCCGATTAATGGTTTGCGCTTTTAGTTTGGCGCAATCGGCATCTTGCAAGGTCAGCATATCCACAGGCATATATTTCATGCCTTGATCTAGCAGCATCCCCTGACCTGCTTTTGATGGATCAACCGCCCGGCTTCCGGTCATTGCAGACCACGCCTCCTTTAACCGCGCCGCCACTTCTTTATATTTGGCGTCCGGTATCACCATGTCTGTAGTGAAAATGCCAGACGGTTTTGCGCCGTTTTGCATGACGAAGTTGGCGTAAAGGTCAATATCTTGATCCAGTGCCACCAATTCGGTCGCAAGAATGCCCTTATTAAAGCCAGATGAGCCTTGCCACGCTGCTT